GGCCTCATCGATGTCGCCGAATATTTGATCCCACACCTCACAGGCAATGGGCGTCACCCCTCCGTCGCCGAACATGAAGAAGCCCTTGTGCGATACCCAATAGGTATTGCGCGAGAGAACGGCGCGGCCGTTCTGCGACCACAATCCCGCCCCCGATTGGACCTGCTGAAAATTCCAGACGAACGGATAGTTGATATAGGTCGCGGTCCAGAGATCGATGTCGGTCCAGATCAACACGGCTTGCGGAGCCTGAATGCCGCCGATGATCTTCGACCCACGCGACAATCGGTAAGAACCGGCCTGGTTCCCAGACGCCGCAGTCCATACCGTATAGTCTCCGAGGTCGCTATAACGCACCAACAGCGGGTCTTGCGTCCCCAGCACGGATGAGCCGAGCAGGAATACCTGAGCGGACGGCATCGCCACCAGCATGGCCCAATTGACCGTAGGGGCGGTGCCGACGATGACGGCATTGGGATTGGATGAGAGCGGCGGGTCCCATTCGTACAGGGAGCCGTTAGTCGGCACGGCCAACAGGTTTTGGCCGAAATTATCGAGCGACCAGTTCCGCATCGGCGTGATGGACGAGCCTCCGCTGCCCGTCCCGTAAGGTCCGGCGCCATAGGCCCCCGATCCGTACCCTGTAGCTGGCATGTCGGAAACCGGCCCGGACGCCAGATAGTAGACGACGCGCACATTGCCGCTGTTTTCGAACGCACTGGTACTGCCGGTCGCGGCCGATGGCGACTGGATGGTGAACTGGTTGGCGTTGGCGACTCCGATCACGGAATAGGGGCCGAGAAGGGTAAGGCCGCCGACCGACAGCGAGACGTGTGCGGTCCACACGCCACCGACCGTCTGCCCGTGGTTGTTCAGGTTGACCGTTACCGTCGTCGAAGTGTTCACCGTCACGTATTGAGGTGTCGTGCCCGCGCCGCTCACCGATGAAGTCGCGGCGCTCGCGGCGGTGATCGTATAGTTATCGGCGTCAACCTCGGTCGTGATCGTATAGTCGCCTTGGATCACAATGCCGCCGATTGCGGCGGGTACGGGGATCGAGATGAGGTCGCCGGCCGTGGAGCCGTTCGCCACATCATGAACGTTGACTGTCTTGGTGCTGATCGTAGTGGTGAGCGGATTGGTCAGGTTATGGGTCGCCACAACCGGAGTGATGTTGTAGAGCGTGGCGTTCCAGATCAACTCAAGGGCATTGTTCGACCCCAGCGCCATGTACTGGTTGTTGTCCAGGTCCTGGAACGGATGCATGGCGCGAGTGATGCCCGGCATCGGGGTGGCGAGGATCTGCTTCCAGCCGCCATACTTCTGGAGATAGCCATCAAGCCAGCGGATGAGATTGGTCGAGTTCCAGCCGCCCATGCTGAGCAGGGGTGTGCTGAGCGTCGATGCGCCCGGGGTCAGGATCAGCTTTTGCATAGCCATCAGATAGTCACCGATAGATCGGGTATTTGAATTGGCTCTACTCCTGGCCAACAATCTCCACGTTTGATATTAGAAACTTGTGTTAAGCATATGCCGTATCGTTCAGACACTTGACGCCTATTAAATCCTTGCGTCAGTAACCAACGAATCTCTCCGACCTGATGCCTAGTCAATTTTCCAGATAACTCTCTGGCATTTTCACATGTCTCTAAAAACTTATTTCTAGATTCGCTCATTTGTTTCCGGCTATCCGGGGAATGCACGCATCCCGTATGAGCAGCCGTCCATTTTTTTGCAAACTCAGGCCGCTCCGATCTCATTTTCAAAAAGGAGTTTCGTGATTTTACCTTCCATTCTTCGGTTTTACCAATCGCTTTCAATTTTGCCCTGATGCGCTCGGCATATTCCGGATCATTTCTATATCGATCCATTCTGACTTTAACGGATCTATCAATCTGATCGCGAGACATCTTGCGTCCAGTAGATGCAATACCAATTTTGCGCCTAGTCTCTTCTGATTGTCCTATGCCCTTATGTGAATCGGAAAGTCTTTTCAGTTGCTCATCAGTGAACCTGAATCCCCAAGACCCATCTCCGCCATCAGTTAAATTATAGCCAGCTGGAGCGCGACACTTGAATTGAACAATCAATTCTTGTTCAAGCTGCAACAAATCATCTTTTGTAAATGCGCTAACAATGTGCTGGCATTTGAATTTGTCAGACCCGTATTTGCGAATTGCCTTGTGGAGATAAGCAGGACTACCGTTTCTGGCCATTGTTTTGTGATTGCGCCATCGCCCCGGCACACCGCGCGTGGTTATCCCAACATATAATTTGTTGGTGGCGGAATTGGTGATCAGATAAGCGTCAAATTGCATTACTGCCTCGGTGGCGTTGCAACCGGGGCTGGTTCAAATGGTTGCCATCCAGGAGCTTCTGCTTTTTTCATGAATTCTTCAACAGTCGCACCGCTCATCAGAGACTTATATTGAGACTCCCATGATGCTCCCAGGCCGGGATCGTCCGTTTGGGCGCCAAAATCGCGCTGGTAACCCGCGCCGAAGATCATCGATGCCGCAACGAAAATGTCCCCGAACAAGTTGGTGAGCAGCGTCGTTGTGTTGCTGGCGCTCAACGGCGACGGCCGGTACGTGCCGTAAATCTGCGCCGCATAAGCGGCGTCCGGTACGGGGCCGAGCAGGACGGTCGAATTGTCCACGTCGGCATAGACCTGCGGCACGTCGGTCTGCGCCGGGTCGGGACACATGGCGAGGAGCGCTTCCTTGGATACACGCTCCAGCGGGTTGGCCTTGCCCGTCGATACCGTGGAACTGACGGGCGTGAAGACCTGCATCGATTGCATCACGACGAAGGTGCCGCCGGCAGGCGCGGGGATGGTAAAGTCCCGCGTATTGGCCGATAGCGTGCCGGTCACGCCGACGACCGTGTTGAGCAATTGCAGATCGCGGTACATCCGAAGCTCGGCGTACTCGATCATGTTGGGTAGGATGGCGTTCAGGTTGTCCACGCCAGAAGGGTCAGCAACCACCAGCATGGTCTGCATCGTCGTCACATAGCTGGTGTAGGTCATCGCCATTACGGCGTTACCTCATCGTCTGGTGCGCCGTTGGCGGGGCTGGTGGCGCCGGGCGCTTGCGCTTCCTGCTGCGCCCAGAACGGTGGACGGGGGTTCAGGACTGGCACGGGGTCTGGCGGTAGGAAGACTGGGCGGAATTGTTCCTGTGGTGTGTCAAGTTCAGACTCAGGCACTAATATCCAGAGATTCTGAAGTTGATTCCCGCGCCACTCGTACTGCCAGAATAGGTCGCCGTGATTATAGAGACGCGAACTCCTATCCGATATTGCGAACGCGTCCAGATTTTCTAGATCAACGACCGCGCGACCGTGGTACCACATAGCAGCCTCTCAGGAAAAATATGCCGACATGTCCGGTTGGAGGAAAGACGACACCCTCTCTCGATCCTCTCCGGCCGCTTCAATCCAAGTCTTTTCCGCATAAGCCGCCAGCGCGATGGCCGAAGCTGGCGCCCATTTCATCGCAAAATGTGCCGCGCAATCCGCGCACAACGCTTCGAGAAACCGATACGGCACATCTGGCTTGTCGCTGACCGTTACTCCAGCGTCGTAGATCTGCGTCACGTTCCACGAAAACATCGAATACGGCCCATTCTGATCCGGCGCCGGATAGACCGATACCTGCGGCTGAAACGCCTGCCGGTTGAACCAGAATTGCGTCGGTGGCTGCTGGATGTACTTGTTTGGCAGCGCCGCGTAATCGTTCCGCGAGATCGGCGTCATGATGCGGTCGAACGGCTGGGCATTGGGCGCTTGGCCGGCAACGCTCGCCAGCCCGGAGTTCTCGGTCTGCACGTCAATCGAGCCCGCGTTGTACTGCAAGGCGATGGTGAAGTTGTTCGCGTCTACCCGAGCGACGACGGTATAGACGCCGACCACGGCCACGCCGCCGACCGTCACCTGGATCTGCACCACGAACTGATTGCCGGCCGAGAGGCCGTGATTGGGCAGATAGACGTTGCAATTCGGACTGTTCGCGGCGGTGGTGAAGACGGGTAGGACCCCGCCAGAGGCGCCTGACGTAGCCGCCGTAGCCGCCGTGATCGTGAATGCGTTGGCGCTTAGGACGGTGACGACGGGGTAGAAGCCGAGGATGATCAAGCCGCCGATGGAGACTGGCGCGACACAGGAGAAGAACTGGCCGGCGAGCAAGCCGTGGTTCGTCCAATTGACCGTGACCGTGGTCGAGTTCAGCGTGGTGGTGAAGTTCGGCGTGATATTCGACGCTGTGTTCATGTAGTAGTTTCGCAGGTACACGTCGAGCATCATGACCGTGGGTTCGGCCACGTTATAGGTGACGACGCCTTGGGTCAGGGGGGTCTCGGTCAAGGTCACCTTCCAGAGGTTGACCCCTCGGTTCGACCACATGGATTGAACGAGGTTGACCGTGCGGAGGAGAGACTTCGAATGGTCGGGTAAGATGGCGGCGCCGCGGATGCCGCAGCGTTCGAAGACCTCCAACGATAGATCCAGCCCCGATAGGCCGTAATCGTAGGTGCCGGAGACTGCGGGTTGGATTGCCATGGCCTACCTTAACACACCGCGCGCCTGAAACGAAAAGGCTGCCGGCACCCTCGGGAGACGCCGGCAGCCAGTTACGGGAAGCATCCGTCGTATGCGGCGCGCCGATCGGGAGGAGAAGCGGGCCGCGCTCCCCGGTTCCGTCAGGCGGCCACGCGCCGGAGCTGATGCTTGTGAGCCAGCCGGAACTTGCCGGTGATACTCGATCCGCTCTTGGAGAGCGGCGTATCCCAGATGAGCACCGGATTGGTCAGCCCCTTGGCTGCGTCGGTGATCTGCCGGACCACGGCTTCGGGGCTGCTGGCCGATACGGTGCCCGACACGGCGTGGCCGTCGATACTGACCAGCTTGGCGTCCACCACGTCGATGTGGTCAGGGAGACAAGCCGAGGTATCGAATGCGGGGGCTGCGGGGGCCGGCGCTGCCGGCTTGGCGGCTTCGAATGCCGCAGCCATGGTGGTGCCGGTGTTCGGCGTATTGCTGGCGCCGGAGGTTTCGGTGGGGTCGGACATTGTAGTCTCCTTAGTGCATGCCCTTCAGCGTTTCCGCCAAAACAGCACGCTTGCGAGTCTTCGGATTATCCGAATGCTCTGCCGCCTTCAACTTGGCAGCGGGTATCTTCTCGCCCTCGGGAACGCCGAGAGAGCGGTGCAGGGCGCCCTTGTTCTTAGTGGCCCCTGCGATCCAGTTGCGGCTACCCTTTGCGGCGCCGCCAGAAGCTAGCCCCGCTCGATCCGGCTCATCTTCGCTGGGTTCCCCTTTGCCGACCTTCACCGATTCCTTGCCGGAGCCCGGCTCGTTCTCGCTGCGCTCGATGGTCTTGGCAGCCGAGGAGAGGGCCGACCCGCCGCTGGCCTTATGCATGCGGCCCTTGCGGTCGAGACGATTGTGGCCCTTCTCGCCTTCGGCGTGACCGCCGCGCTTCAGCGCGACCGCACCGCCAGCCGCTTTCTTGCCACCGTGCTTGAATCCGCCGCTGGTATCCTTGGCCGAGGACATCTCGGCGCCCTTGATCCCGCCGCCGTCCGCGCACTTGCCGCCCTTTTTCGCCTGCATCTTGTGCCGATGTGCCATCGTTCGTCTCCATTTTGCTGGCATTTCCCAGCTTGTTCGCCCGTTCCCAGGGCCAGGGATAGCTCCATCGGAGCCGCTAGTTGCCGGAGATACCGGCCTGGATAGCCTCGATTGTCGCCGTGCCGGTGCCGCTGTTGATGAGCAGCCGCCAAGCCGCGATCGGCGCCTGGATGGATGCGTCGGCATTAGCCGCCTGATTGAGCAGCGCCGCGACATTCCATGCGGTCGGCAACGGGACGGTCTGATTGATCCCAGGCGGGGCCTGAATGCTGTCGTAGGTGTACTGAACCGTATAGTTGACGGTTCCCGACACCGTGACGCCGAAGCTCATGTTGACCGGCGGGATCTCGCGCGACGGGATCTGCCAGTCCGTGGCGCCAACGCCATTAGTTCCCACTCGGATCGCCCCCGCCATGGCGGCGTTAACAGCGATCTGGGTGACGGTGAGGTAGTCGCGCAGGCTGACCGAGGTCGATGGGCTGTTGGCCCCGGCCACGGTTTCGCTGATGATCGTGCCGTTGCTGTTGGTGCCGGTGAGCGTGAATGTGCGGGCGGCGTCCGCGCCAGCGAACGTGAACAACACCCGACGCGCCGTGGTGAAGGTAGCGACGCCGCCCGATGCCAGCGACCCGTTGATCGTGAGATTGCCGGCGCCGCCGGGGGTTTGCGAGAGCGCGACGCTATCGAC